CCTATACTTAGGTGATTCACTGTATAACATTTGATTACTCAGAAGTAAATCTATGCATGTTTTGTAATAAGGGCTAACAAACCCTAATCCGTCAATGAATCCATTTAAAATGGCCTTACCGACGTCATGTGGAATGTACTCAGATGCTTGCTCAAGATCTGAAGACAAACCATAGATTTGATCAGCATATGGAGTACATAGATGTACTTCTTTTGCAAATTCAAAGCCTTGGTATGCACCACCCAGGCCACACCGAGCCCTTGGATCTTGCTTAAGTAAACCAATGAGCTCATGTCCGAATGGTGACAGAAACATGGTATACCATGCTTCTGCTACAGTCACAGTCCTAGCTTTGAAGCCAGGTTCTCCAACTGGTGATGGTTTAACTTCAGATGGCGAGCCAACCCTTAAGGGCTGACCGCTATCCCAATAGGTACCATCTAACCTACCTCTATCTATACCTTCTTCAATTGACCATTGGAGAAGTTGGTAGCCAGTATACTGGTCTAACCCATAGATAGGGTCTTCGACTTTATAGTCCTCTATATTAATTTCAAAATTATTATCTGACTCTATAAGTCTGGCAGTATCCGGTAGATTTGTAAGTCTACACATCGTATGAAATCTTGGTTTACCAAGTTCAGTACGATAGATCTGCCCAAAGTAGGTCTGTGCTATGCGAGTCTCTGTTGATGGCTTTGAAGCCCATTCAGCAAAGGACTTACCTATCTCAGTTGCCCTACCGCCATCTCTCCGTGAACTCTCCATTGATGCAGAGTTTGTTAAGGAGACATGTGCATTGGTATATGCGTCAGGCTTAGGTCTGACACCTACACCTATCTTCTTGGAACACTCGTATATGCGATTTAAATCAGCACTATGGTTCCAAGGATTAACCTCATTGATGACTATGGATGCATGAGCATTCATAGCCTCTTCCATATCATCCTTTGTAGGATTTGGGAAATTACGGGAGGTGGTTAAATGTGCAATACGGGTCATAAGATCCTTATTGCGCGGACTGTCTTCAAAGACATGTTTTAACCAAGAAAGTGGACTCCTAAGTGTTAACTTGGTAGGGCACCATTCACCTTTATAAAAGTTGATAGTTCCAGTCACAATTTTAGCACCTAGCTCAAGGGATCGCAAAGCTTTTCCGATGAGGTAGGCAGATTGTGCCTTCCACATTTTATGGAAATATTTTATGCCATGTGTTAATGACACATTCATAACCCATTTCCAATAGTTCCAGATGACCTTTGAAGGTCTTTCTAGAAGCTCAGGCGTAGAAACGATTAAGCAATCTTCTACAGCCAACCATGTATCAGTGATGCGCTTAAGCTCATCCTCATCCATAATCGATAACCGATCTTTCGCAAGTCTCGAAAGACGTGACCATTCTTGATTAGAATCAAGAAATGATCGACGTTCAAATCGGTTAGCGAACCTAAAAATCCTCTTTGAAGAGGTTTTTTCATATAAGAGTGACCTCGTAGTGCACTCGTATTCCCCACCTTTAAAGGTGAGATGTGGTGTTTGAACACCATTCCCCAGGGAAGGGGCGTCCGGTAGTGTATGGCCCGGTACGAAACCGTTGTCA